ATAATAGATCATATAGATATCAAAATCCAGATATTCAGGAAGAACCAAATTGGTGGAACAAGAGAAATCATCATACTTGACATAATGTCAAGAATGCTTATAAACTATGTGGAAAGCATATCAAGATACCTATGTGACTATGATGAGAGGGAAATGCTGACCAAGGGGAAAGAGAAATTGATCAAAATGAAGCAGTATGGTTATGATGTGATGCAGAATCTTGGAGATTACATAACGATTAATGAGAATGCTGACATGACAACCTGGGCACAGATGTTCATGCCATTCAATTTTGTCTACCTTTTCACCCCACATCATGCAGAGTTGGGTGATTCGTTTAATGTTATAGCATCTGTCTTGCAGCACATCAGAACAAAAGAATTGAATACCCAAAAGAGCTAGTAGAGCAATGGCTGAAACATCCCACAAAGGTGCATGATGATGAGGGCCTACAATATTATAAGTCAAAGTTCTTTGCAGATAGAAAACCATTCATGGTGAATGAGAGCAACATGGGACAAGGGATCCTGCATTTCACCTCATCATATTACCATTGTTGCCTTGCATCATTGAGGGATGAGGTTTTCAGAAGAGTGAAGATCAGACTGCCACAATTACCTGCCACATGCTTCAGAACATTAATTAGTTCAGATGACAGATTAACAATAAGAGGAATACATGTCGCAGATAAGAGTAGAGATAGTTTCAATAAAGCAATCTTGGTCACAACCTTGCACTCATCTTGTGGAAGAATCTGTGACATGCTAATGACAGTCAGGAGGAGCCCACATAAGACATCCATAACCTTTGATCCAAGAGAATTTAATTCTGTATTCCAATCATCTGCCAGCTCATTTAGTCCCTTGATCAAGTTTTCAATGAATGCATGTCCTGTGCCAGATACTAGGTCATTTCAGAGGGCAGTTGCAGAATGCTATGCATCAGTAAGGCAATTTAGGGAAAATGGTGCAAGCACATTATTAACTTTGTCAGCTCACCTACTAAATAAGTCATTTTGTGAGGGAGTCTATGGAAGCAGCTTCTCTGATGTTAATGACCCAAGGCAAATATTACAAATAGACCCGAATCTTATACCCTATGATCTAGGAATCTACCCATTGTATAACCCCAGTCTTATGGAGATGCTTGGCCCAGAGTATTACAATTATAAAATACTGAAGAATAG